GTCGGAGAGGTCAGCAGATACGGAATCTCCATATTCCTCTAGTTCCTGAATCGCCGGGACCAAAGTTCCGTTCACATACTCTTTGATATCCTCCGCGGGCCGGTCAAATGTCGCTTTTAACTCACTGGCCGACAGATTGTCATCCGTGTTCGGGTTGTCTCCAAGCTGTTGGTGGACAGCAACGTTCTTGGAAAATTCCTGTATCCTTTTAAGTGCCATGTCACACTACCCCCGTTTCATTCAACGCTCTTTGTAGGGCCCCGTTCCCCGGCCCACCCTGGACAGGGATCTCATCAATATTTTGGGTTTCCGCCCCATCCGATGTGGTTGCCGGACCACCTGCCACAGGTGCGGCACCTGTTAGCTCGTCTATCAGCTCCTGTTTCTTCGCGATATACCCCTGTGGCAACCTCTCCAGGTATTGCAGCATGGTAATCCTATTGTTCATAAGCAGATTGTCCAAAGTCTGCATGGACGCAACCTCAGACCAGTATGCAGACGCGCCAACGTCCAGTTTTACAGACACGGGAATCTCCTTCAGTACCGAGAAATCAAAGGGAACGACAAAGGTTTGCTTTTGTAGCGTCATCCCAAGCGGTTGTTTCCCCGGTTGCTCCATAGGTAGGCTTGTTTCAACGTAACGTTCGCCGTATTTGGCGGACATCATGTCCATAAATATCCTACCCATGTCCTCCACTGCTTGGTATAGATTCTGCTTTACGAGTTCCATCGGGGTATTGGCGGCCCTCTGAAGCGCAATAATGGCGCTCGTATTGTCTGGTCTCGAGTTTCCCATGGCCACTTCGGACGCGCCCAGAAACTCCTGTGTCATAGAGACGGCCAGTTCGATAAACTGTGCAATCTGTGGGTTGACAGACGCCGGGTTGAGAATCGTAGCAACTCCATCTACACCACCCGCAACACCAACGGCAGAACCAACACTTGCGTCCCAGCTCCGGATCCGGTTCTTGTCGTAAATCACCTTTGGGAATGCCGTGGTGAGGAGGGACACTCCGGTGAGGGCAAAAATCTTGTTGACAAAGTTCTGGTTGGGCAAGAGCCCGGTAATCAGGGCCTGTCCGTGGTAGCAATCCGGTATGTAATCCCAACATTGCCATATGACCGGATACAGGGTATAGCCAGTGTCATACGCCTCTCTGATAACCACGTTCCTACAGCACTCAATGCACCAAATATGTCCATCCTTCCGGTTCCGGTAGAAATGCGTCAGGACCGTTACTTTGTCCTTCGTATACCGGTCGTACTTGCTGTCAAAGTTCTCGTCATCTGCCTTTATGGCCTCCGCGTCTTCCACTCCGTTTTGCTCTGCCGTATACTGTGCGTCCTCAACCGTCATCCGTCTAGAGAGGATGATCCAAGGTTGTTTCTGCACGTCCCGGCAATTCGGATTGCCAAAATGGACTCGAACATTCTCAAGGATTTCTGCGCATATTTCTCCCTTCACGTTCTGCCCATTTTCCACAGATGGGTCGAAGTAAAAGTACATGCATCCGTCTCCGTCTACAGCGGCATTCCGTAAAAACTCCCGGATTTTAGTTACAATTCGGTTCCGCTCAAAGATTGCTGCGAACTGGTGGTTCACAATCTCAGTGATTTGGTCAACCTGTTTTTGCGTCATCCTGCTTGTGGACGGGAGAGGAGACGCCTGAATTGCCATATTGTCAGAGGTGATGGTTGCCACCTGGAACAGGGTGACCCGCTTCAGAAAGTTGAACACAGGAGTCGGGAGTCCGTTAGCCTGGACGTCCTCCCATTGGTTACCGATAAAGTAATTCTCGTTAACCCGCACAGTATCGTATAGCCCGATAGACCGCTTGAATCGGCTAGAGTCCTCATACCGGTCCCACACGTCTTGCAAGGAGGGCTTATTGGTTTTCACTTATTACCACCGCCTTGCCGCTCCTGGGCCGCCTTGTGGGCGGCAAACGGATCATATGCTAGCAGGTTTGCAATCCCACCGCTTACCTGTGCAGTTGTTTCTGCGTGTGCCTCAAGCTCATTCAAGATTTTATCGATATTCCCGGACGAGCCCTGGAGCAGCGCAATGATTGCTGTATGCTGGGACGTCTCACGCGCATCATTGGCTTGTAGTTCACCGATGCATCTCAATATGAGATTGCATGTGCGATTAAGTCTTTTGCAGGAAATTACAACCACAGCCAGGGTCAGCACGGTTACTGACAAAATTGCAATAGACATATTGGTACCTCCTTCCAGAAACGTAGGGGGGATCCCCCTACGTTATGCAGTCTTCTCTGTCAGGTCGCTGGAAAACATGCCGTCTTTGGTCGCCACAGCACGGATTCTTGTCCCGGCAGCTGCGGGGAATGCGGCAGTGTACGTCTTCGCATCCTTGCTGTACCGGGGATCAGACCCATCTGTAGTGTACAGCATGACGGCTCCGCTTGTGGTGCTTGCCAGGGTCGCATTTCCGCTGGACAGGGTGATGGTGGGCGCGGCGGCAACAGAACTTGCTGCGCACGCCACGGCCACGCCATTGCACTTCGGGCCAAGGACAAACGCGTCGAACATCATTCGGAACTCCAGCAGGTCACCGGACAGGCCCGGAGGGTCAGTGTGGCCTTTGAAGTCGTTGATCTTCATGGGGGCAATGACGGCGTCCTTGTGCAGAATCATGAAGTAAGCCCCGGACGGGAACCTGGAGGTGGGGATCGGCTTCACGGCGAGCCCATCCACTTCCCCGATAGAACCGGTCGGCAGGCTCTTGCCGCCCAGGCTGTCCAGCGCCGTCCACTCAGAGGAGAGCTTGAGGGCCGGGACATATTTGCGCGGGATGAAAAGCGTACATCCGGAAGCGGGTACGCCCGCGTCCATCATCTCGTTGTGTAGCTCGATGATCTCAGAAACGATGCTAGACTTGGTAGGCTCTGCAGACAGCGACTTGTGGATACCGGCTTCTTTTGCCCACTTCTCCAGCCGGTACCTATCCAGGTACGGAACAATGTGCTCATCCCGTTCCGCCGCCATAATGGCCCCAGCCTTTTTCACGTTGAACTGCTCGGCGTTGTTACCCTTGTCCACGGAAAGGCTCAGGGCCTTGTCCTGGGTCATGGTGAACGTCTGAACGAAGTCTCCGACTTCTGTCGTTTCCCCATACCGGCTTCCGCTGCCAACCGACACATTGCGGTTGTAGTCCTGCAGAGGCTCGGTTTTGAGGCTCATGACGTGAACTGTCCTGACGCCAGAAAAGGTCTGGTCCAAGGCGTGGCTGAAGGAACTTTCCGTGTAGCTTTTTTCCCGGAACCCTTCCAGCAATGCTTCACGGTACTTTTCTCCCAAGTGAATAGTGTTTGCCATTTTAATAAATCCTTTCTTACGTATTGAATGCGCCTATGAATTCGTCGAACGCATTGGATGTTTTGGGGCTACCAGCATCTGACTGGCTCCCCGGGGATGACGCTCGGTTCTGGTTGTTTTTCTTTTCAGCTTCCAGCTGACGGCGCAAGGATTCAAGCGCGGACTCTTTTTCCTGGAGCTGCCTCTTTTGGTATGCCTCCACAAACGACATACCAGCGGCAAGGTCGCCGGACATCTCTCTGATTTCTCTCTCAGAGACATCCACTCCAGGATATTTTGCCTGGAAATCTCGGATTTCTGCGTTCACACGCTCCTTCTTGGTCGCCTCTGCGCTTTCAGCATCGGACTTCTCGCGCAACATCCGCTCGGCATTTTCCCTTGCCACGCGCTCTGTTGCCACCGCTTCCGGAACATCCTGCGCGACCAGCATGTTCACCCGCATCCGGTCAATCAGGTCGGAAATGGTCATTCCGGGGGACACGCTCTCCGCCAGAGCCTTCAACGATGCAATTGTGCTCTCGTTTTCTTGCTGGAACGCCCTGGCTGCATCTCTCTGCTGCCGCACCCTGTCATAATCCATTCCCTTCTGAGCGAGCTCCGTCATCTTCTCCCGGGGCACTTGGTATGTGTTCCCGTTAACCTTCAGCGAAAACTGCTCTTCTCCCTCACCCTGGTTGCCGCTCTCGCGCCCAGACTCGCCGCTGTCCTGCTTTTCTTCTTGCCACTGGCCTTGATCGCCAGCCGCAGGCTGTTCTCCGTCTGGCGGCCCGTTCTCGGCCTCCTGGCGGGCGTCTGCTTCGGTGATTGACCCGCTGGCGGAAGGTTCGTCTGCCTGTCCGGTCTGGTTGCCGGAGGCTTCGGAGAATCCTTCTGAGAATTCAGCGAACCCGTCATAACTCTGTTCCATAGAACCGTCCATTTTCTATTCCTCCTCTGGCTGGTTTGCCATATTCAAACGGGTATGGTATCCCGGTTGATTCAAAATCCCATATAGCTTCTTGTCGGTTTCCCTCCGCACATGACACTCCTGTAGTCCATTCCGCCCTCTTCATCCTCCTCTTCGCGCTCACCCATCATTTTGTCTCCGGGGAGTACGTATGTGTGGGCAAAGTATCTCAGTGCATCCGGACCATGGGTGATTGAATGTGGTTCCTTCGCCACATCGTTCGGATGCTTATCATCGTGCTGCACCGACTTTACGCAGTCAATCAGCTCTGCGCAGGAATCGAAGATAATCAGCCCAGGGCGGCCATCGTCACGGAGCTTGAATAGCTCTTTAAGCGCTGACCATCCCTGTTCCCGATTGTTGGAGGCCCGAAACAGGCCGACTCCGCATTCTGCAAAAGTTGACGCCTTTGTCTTCCCGGAGTCCTGGCTTCGGCTCCACATGTCTGGCGGGGCTATCGAAAACCCTATATTCTCGTTCGGCCCGGTTAACTCAAGTTGCTTGGCCGCTGCGTCTGACACCAGCATTTGGCTCTTGTGGTATTCTCTGTAGACATAACATCTGGCGCTCTCATCCACCGCCACCCATATGCAGTAAAACATATCGAGGCCATAGTCAAAAGCCCGGTATCTCGCCCAGTTTTGCGGTATCGGAAACGGCTTGCAACTGTGTAGTCCATCTTCAAACTCTTCAAAGAATGTCCCCGCCAGGGCATTCCAGTCCCCGTAACGGTGAGCCCGGCGCTTGTCCTCTGGCAGCAAATCCAGCTGCTTCACGTAGTCCGGGTTGGCTTTCATCAGGTCAACATTGTCGTCCACCGTGGCCTTTATAAACAGATACTCTTCTGGGTCCTCCCCGGCTCGGAACTTCCGGTCGATAAACAGACGTTTGACCCAATTGTGCCCAATGCCGCCAGGGTTGCAGGTGAGATAAATCCGCTTCGGTATGTCGTTAACGCCCCGGACGCAAGCCGCCAATCCCCGGAACTCCTCCTCGGTGAAATTGGTGGCCTCGTCCATAAATAGCCAGTCATAACTTTGCCCCTGGTACTTTCCTTGCACGGCGGCTCCGTATCCAGGCATGTTGCCGAACTTAATCTGGCTCCCGTTCGCAAAGTCAATGATTTTTGAGTTTTTGTTGTATTTATACGTATCTTTCGGGAGCAGCTTCAGGATTGGGCTTATGAGAGTATTCTCCATCTCGTCATACTCCCGCCTGATAATCAGGATGTGGATCCCGGGCCACCGGTAGGCCCCGCCTGCCGCTTTCGATGTTACGGCCCAGCTCTTTCCCCCTCCCCGGGCCCCGCCATAGCAGGTGTACTTCACCCGGCTCTCAAAAAAAGCCCACTGCGGTTCCGAATTAGGCCGCCCAAAGTCATATATAGCAACGTCTGAGTTGGTTGCACTGCTCTTTCTTGCCATAACATCACCTATTTTTTGTGAGGGAGTG